ACAAAAGTTACCGTTTCAGACGACGAAGTTGTACAATATTTTCAACCAAAAAAAGATGGAAGATATATTTTGGGTTCAGATGTGGCAGAGGGAGTTACTGGTGGAGATTTTTCAACTTTTTCAATATTGGATAAAGATACTGGTCACGAGGTTGCATTCTGGAGAGGACACATGTCTCCTGATAAGTTTGGAACATTTCTTGATAAGTGGGGCAGGATTTATAATGATGCACTTATGGTAGTTGAGGTGAATAATCATGGACTGACAACTATTACTGCCTTGAAGAATAAACAATATCCTCAGCTTTATTTCAGACCTGCTACAAAGATGGATACAATGAGTCAAAAATTCAGTGATAGATTAGGATGGAAAACAACAAAATTAACTCGGCCATTAATGATCGACGATTTAAGAGAGTCGTTGGCGGATGGCAGTATCAAAATTCACTCTAGTAAAACATTAGATGAGATGCTTACCTTTGTTTTCAATGATAATGGAGATATGGTCTGTCAGAGTTCATTCCATGATGATTGTTTCGTGAAAGGAACTAAAATATTAACGAACAAAGGTCAGATTAATATAGAAAATATAAAAGTTGGAGATTTAGTTTTGACTAGAGAAGGGTTTAAGCCTGTATCTTTTACTAGAAATAGAGAAAAAGAAGTTATTACCAATATAGGTCTTTGCGGAACAGGAAGTCACCCTGTAATTCTAGCTAGTGGAGAGCAAAAAGATTTGCGCCTAGTTAGCAAAGATGATAAAATACATGTATGGAATCAATTAAAACAAAGGATAGAGAAATTATCATATACGGAGAAAAAAGATATAATAGATACCCTAATTCAAAGAGAAGGCATCTTCGAAAATACTTTTGGAAACACGACAAGTGGAAAGCTTCACCGGTTTCTTTGCATAGGCAAATCTGGATTGACAATTTTGGAGAAATTAAAAAAGGATATCAAATTCATCATAAAGATGGAAATACCCTCAATAATGAATTGTGTAACCTTAGTTGTATGTCAGCTAAAAAACATCAATCAGAACATTTTGAAGAAAAACACAAACTACGAGAAGAAATATGCACTGTCTGTGGGAAAAAATTCCAATGTAGAAGTATTAGGAAAGCAATCTTCTGTGGAAGCAAATGTTCGAACAAAGCTTGGAGTATCAAAAGAAAAAATAAAAAAAGAAAGAGTATATAATCTTCAAATAGATGGTTGTCATGAGTATTTTGCAAATAATGTCTTAGTACATAATTGTATTTTTTGTACGGCTATCGGCTTCCAAGGATTTAAAGTGTGTTACTCAGGTAAACTAGAACAGATAGATGAAAGTGAATGCCCATCTTCTGGATTCTCTTCATAACATCACTAGGACTTTAGTATAATTTTTACATAATAGACAAAAATCTTATGGCAACATCTAACGATTATTATAACGAAGGCGATTACGGGCCCAAGGAATCCAAATTGAGAAATTTGTTTTTTTTGCAACGTGATGATGCTAGGGAATATTTCATAAATGTAATAAAGCCTAGACTCGATAGATCATATAAACTTTACATAGCGTACGGAGGAGATAGACAGAGAGAAATTAAGAAATGGCAGAGTAATGTCCAGATCCCTTATGTACAATCAGCGGTAGAAACAATGGTACCTAGAATAATAGATGCTAGACCTGAATTCTCTGTAATGGGAAGAAATCAAGAGAATCAAGCTAAAGCAGAAAAACAAGAAAAATTAGGAGCGTTCTTATGGGAGAATGCAAAAATGGATGCTACAAATGAGAATTTTGTGCGATCCGCTTTAATATATGGTATCAGTTACTTGCAAGTAAGTTGGAAGATCGATAAAAGAAAAATGAAATTTCTTAAGACGAAGAAACTCGATAGCAAGAAATATGAATACGAAACCAGGGAGAAAGTTTTTTTTGACGCTCCCTATGCTGAATGGGTAGATAATTATTCCCTTTGGTACGATTGGCACAATACAAACAGAGAGAGTAAACAATATTGGTTCAAAAGACTAGTATTGACGGCTGAAGAAATCAAGAGAAAATATCCTATGGCAGATAAAAGCAGGTTGAGAAAAGCACTTGCTTCCCCCGGTGGAGATTTGACTGATTATGCAGCTATAAGGCAACAAACTAGGACTACTAATATTTATTCAACTAAGTCAGCTGTAGCGGATTCTCTTTCTTCTACTTCGACATATTCATTCGGTACGGAAAAATATTACGAGACACAAGACGACACTACAAAGATGTACGAAGTTTATGAATGGTGGAGACCATTTGTTGATTCGTATTCCGTAATAGTTGGAGGCAGTCATATTCCTATTTTTGACAAAGGAGAAATGCCTATACCTTTCGACTTTAAGGAATCTCCTTTTGTTGAAGTTACTTACCTCAATATTCCAGGAGAATATGAAGGATACGGATTACCTCTTATATTAGAGAGCCCGCAGATAATGTTAAATCTTATTAAGAACCAAAGATTGGATGCGGCGACTTTATCTATTCACAAGATGTGGATAGTAAATCCTTTGTCTAATATTAATAAAGATGAGCTAGTTACTCGTCCGTTCGGAATAATCTACTCAGTAGATCCTGAGGGAGTGAGAGAAGTTCAATTTAGTGATGTTAAAGCATCCGCCTATAAAGAGGAAGAATTACTTAAAGGAGATATGCAATACGCGTCAGGAGTAGATGACTTCTCACAAGGAGTGGGAGGAGGAGCGGGGAGTGCTACAGAAGTTAGACATCTTAGAGAATCTACTCTGGAGCGAGTTAGAATGTTTGTTAATCATCTTGGGGATGCCTATGGCGATGTTCTCCGATATTGGATGGATCTTTCAAGACAACTTATGTCAGAGAAGATGACAATTAGAATAGTTGGTGCAGACGGAAAACCAGAATATCCTTTAATAGAGAAAGATGACCTATTGGGAATGTACGATTACAAGGCCAAGGTCTTGCCATCTATTGCAGGTCAGGATGAAGTCAAGAAAAAACAAGATATGGATTTATACCAACTTCTTATTAACCTTCCATTCGTTGATCCGCAGAAACTTACTTCCAAGGTCATTACCGATTGGGGATGGTCATTAGATTCAGTCACAAAATCAGAAGAAGATCAAGCACCAGCTGCAGTTGGCCCAGACGGGCAACCATTGCCAGCTGAAGGCGGAGCGGCTCCTCAATCGATAGACCAATTAGGAGCGATGACACCTCAACCTCCTCAAATGCCACCAGCGGCAGGAGCAGGAGGACCAGGATACGATGGAGCAGGTGGTCCGGGATTCAAGGGATTCATTCCTAGATCTACTTTAAATAGGACTATCAGGCATCTAAGAAAAACAGGAGAATCTTATGGCAGTGAAGGAAGCGGTTATTCTCAATTTTCATCTCCTATTAATTTATTGAAGTCAGGCGGAATACCTCCTACAACTAAGGGAGTACCAGCAGATGACAAAAGTAAAAAGTCTATTATCCCGAATATAGCCGGACATAATAGAAAAGTAGGTAGTAGGGTCGATACGAACTTACCTTCAGCGAATAAAACAACAAGTATTGAGTCAAATTTGATGAATAAAAGCCTTTCTACTCAGAAAGCAAAATAACTAAACTTTAATTAAAAACATGGAAGTACCAAACCAACCTATGCCTGAATCAGGCCAAGAAGCATTCCCAATTCCACCAGCAGTTCCTGGAATGGAACAGGCCCCAGTAGAAGGAGTTCCTCCTATGGGCGGAGAAATGCCACCTGAAATGCCACCTATTGGAGGCAAAATGCCTATCGAAGGAGAAGGCGAGTTACCAGAAGGAGAAGCGGAGATTGCTGAGGAAGTTGCTAATACAGAAGGAGAAGAAATGAAAAAGCAATTACTTCAAAGATTGATGGACGATCTATTGGATAAACCAGGAAGAAGTCTGCATGAATTGATAAGCGGGATAAAGGAAGTAATAGGAGCTTACAAGAATTATGCTAAAGAATATGATTCCATTAGCGGGGCAGTTGCTGGAGAAGAAGTAGCGGGAACAGATGTCCCCCCTGAAGCAGCAGCTACAAGTGCGGGATTGCAAGATATCCTTAGAGGCCAACAAGGAGAATAATTTTAAATAATAATATAATGATATGAACGAGGAAGCTAACAATGAGGTTGAGGCTGCTAATTCAAAAAAATCAGATGCAGTCAAGAGTTATTTCACGAAAGAAGTCAGGTCTCAAATAAATGAAATGACTAATGACGAAATGAAGGCATTGTTGAAAGGATTAATTGCTACCAGAGAATGGATTGCTATTGTCAAGTATATAGAAATGAGGGAGGTAGTATCCGAAAATTCTTTGAAGGTAATTAACCCAGTTACTGACCCTTACACGATAGCTTTCGCCCAAGGGACATTAGCCGGTATTAATGACTTAGAGATAGCAGTCATAGCTCTCAATGCTGAAGAGGTGGTAGGGCCAGAAGCGCCTGCAGGAGCCAATAATTCGTAATAATAGACCATCATGGATAACGCTCAATATCAAACACCTACAACTACGGCTGATTCGATCAGAGATGGAAGGATGAAGGTAGATGTTGGAGGTAAGAAAAAGAAGATACTTAAGAAAGTTATCAGGAAAAAAAAGTACAACATGAAGTAAACATTGGTACTTATGTAAGATGTAGTTAAGTCAAATTATATGAAATAAGTTTTTATCTACAAAACATGAACGAAAAAACCGAGAAAGTTATGTCCGCTCTTAAGGACGGATTGAATAATTCAGAGGACGAAAAAGGAGTGAAGCTCATTGACATCGTTAAAAAATTGACAGATAAAAGAAAGTCGGCCGAGGAAGCTGACTAAATTAAGTTTAAGGATTTTTTTAAATAACTAATATGAAATATTATGGAAATTCCAAAAGATGAGTCCGTTGAAACGGGTAGCTCAGTTGTTCCTGAACCAAACCCCAACCTAGGGGGTGCGCCAGAAGGGGAGACAATAAAGACGGAAGGCGGAAAAGAAGCTGGACAAGAAAATTCTAAGAACTATGAAGAATTAGAAACTAAACTTGGAAAACAAGGACAAGAATTAGGTGAGTTGAGAACTTTTTTCGAGAACATTTCTCCGTTACTTGATAAACTCGATGAATCCCCTGAGGTAGTGCAGGCAATTATAGATGGTAAAATTGATACCAATATTGCAACTGCTCTCGCAGAAGGACGAGTTGATGTAAGAGACGTTGCTGATGTAACAAAAGCTCATGAGGTAGTTAAGAAAGAATTAGGAAAAAAAGACTACAAGAGCACATCTCCGGAAGAAGTCAAGAAATTGGTTGAAGAGGAGGTTGGTAAAGCGAGGAAAGAAATGGAAGAAAAAACATCGCTAGAAGACTTTCAAAAATACTCACAAAACTTCATAGATAATACGTCTGATTTCAAGGATTATGCTGAGGAGATTGATAAATGGCTAGATAACCACGATGTAACTGATGTTGAAATTGCATATTACGCGGTTAAAGGCAAGCAATCTGAATCAGCAGCCAAGGAAGAAGCAGAAAAAGCTGAGGCAGCTAGAGCGAAAGAACTAGTAGCCAATGCCGGAGGAGGAGCAGCCACTGCTCAATTTACCCCAGATGGTACTCCAATGGTAGATAGTTTGATTGGAGGAGGAAGGAACCCAAATTCTTTGTTCTAACAATCTTTTAATTAGTATAAAGAAAAGATATGCCATACCCATATTACACAGAACCTACCCATGACCAGGGAGCAGCTACTTCTAACGCCCGTGATACGGCAGTTTCAGTTGCAGAAGGTCGAATGATTGTTGATGCTGTAGATAAAATTTTCCTATTGGAGCCAAATAAACATCCTTTAGTAACTCTTTTGACTAACGTCGGAAAAGTTTGGGACGGAAAAGCTTGGAAAGGTAGTGGAATGATGAAAGCAGTTACAGGAAATCCAGAATTCAAATGGTTCGAAGATGTTTACGGAGGAAGATACGCTAAGGCAGCTACTGCTCAGGCAGCTAGTGCAGGAACTTGCGTAGTAACAGGAGCTGGATCTAGCTCTGCATATATCTTTACAGTAGGAGATACTGTACGGAATGCAAGAACTGGAGAGAATTATTTAGTAACCGCTATTGCTGATGCTACAACCATTACCATAACTAATTCTTATGGTGATACTGCAGCCGCTACTATTGCAGCTGGAGACGGATTGTTCATCATTGGTAATGTTAGTACTGAAAATTCAGGAGCTAGAAATGTTAACACAACTCGAACTACTGAATCGTCTAACTACACTCAGATCTTCAAGACTACTATTGCAGTATCTGGAACTGAGAAAGCCGCAAACCTTTATGGTGGAAAAGATTTACCTTATCTTCGAGCGAAAAAAGGAACAGAGCATGTGCTTGACATCGAACGAGCATTCTGGTTCGGACAAAAAAATTCCGACACTTCTACTTATTCTAGAAGAGCTACTGGTGGAATCGATGAATTCATTACTTCAAGCAATGCATTCGTTCAAAATCAAGGTGGTCCTTTAACTGCCCCAGACTTGAACAACTTCTTGCGAGAGGCTTTCACTTATGGAAACTCTACAAAAGTTATGTTTGCTGGAGGATTGGTATTGCAAGCCATTAATGAAATTGCAAGAGGTCAACTTCAAACAAAGGTTGGAGATACTACTTATGGAGTTAAGGTTTCTGAATGGCAAACTGCCTTTGGAACAATTAACATTGTCCATAACTCATTGTTTGTTGAAGATTTTGCGGGATGCGCGTACTTGTTGGATATGGAATGTTTCAGATACAGATTTATGAACAATCGAGACACTAAACTTGAATTAAATGTTCAAGCAAACGACATCGATGGTGAGATCGATCAGTACATTTCAGAGGTTGGATTGGAAAGAAAACAAGCTCCTCGACATGCTTTAATAAAAGGTGTCACCGCATAGCAATAGGCTTGCTTAATTAAATAGATAGTGTT